CTATATTTTATTGATAGCGTCAATCAGTTCCTCAATCTCAAAATGAGTATAGACAACCTCTGTCACACCCTGTCCTTTGTGTCCGACAATTTTCTTGATGACCTTGTCTGACACTCCGGCAACCGTCAACATGGAAATACATGTGTGACGGGTATCGTGAGGACGGTGTTTCATTCCGAGGGTCTCAATAAGTGGCGACCAGTACGAATCATAATAATTCCGGTATTTGAAATGTTCACCCTCCGGAGTAGAGAGGAGATATTCACAATCATTGAGGTTGTACCAGTATTCAAAGAACGGATAAACCTTTTCAGAGATTGGAGCGGTACGGATTCCGGCAGCAGTTTTCGAGGCGACAATCTTGAAATATCTTTCCTCAAGGTTCACATTTTCTTTCTTGAGGTCGAGGAGTTCGCCGATTCTGCATCCGGTATATATCAGCATGAGGATGACAGTATAATATATATTTGAATCCTTGACATCCCATATCTTTTTGACCTCTGTTTTTGAAAAAGGTTTCCGGTTGTATGCGTTCGGGTTTCCTGCCTTTTTGATGTCGAGGTATTCAACGAGATTCCGTTCTTTTGGGATAATCTCATGAATCACGGCGTATTTATACATCAGACCGAGCAGGACTTTCAATTTCCGGAGTGTTGGATAATTTTTGCCGGATTCATCGACAATCATTTGCAGGTGGTCGAGTTTGACATCGACAAACCGCATCCGTGCAAGTTTATCACACAACGCCCATGCTGCACGATAACCCTTGACGTTGGAATCACTGACGGTCGGAAAATGTTCATCAGACCATCGCTCATATACATCCTCGAATGTGACTTTTGCAGCATCCACATCATAAGGATTTGCATTGAACTCCGCAAGTGCGGTCAATGCCTCTTTACGGGTCGGGTAATATCCGACGACCGTATATAATTGTTTTGATTTACCTGTTTTCGGGTCGATTTCCCATCCTTTTGTCTTTTTGGCAACATAAGGATTCCGGCGATTTCCCGATAATTTGTAAACCGTTCCGAATCCGTTCGGTAGTTTCATAAAATCACCATCCTAAAAAAGAGTATAAAAAATAAAACCAATGCAAAAAGCACGGTTTTATGATAGAATGGTGTTTGCAGGAACATTCTGTCGGTGCTTTTTGCAGGAGCATGAGACGGAGGTTTCACAAAGGCGATTCACATTGCAGTGTGGGTCGTCTTTTTTATTGTGCATTATTCATTTGCACGGCGTTCTTTTGCGACTTTTCTATACTTGCGACCGATGACAACACATGCGACACCGAACACAATAGCAATTATTCCGGCAACCGGAACAGCAAGCAATAGAATCAATCCTAAAAGTGCAAGGACAGCACCGAGAACAATCATGAGGATTCCGCAAACACTGTATGTATTTGCAGAGTATTCCTTTTTCTGCGGTGCATTTGTGGAACTGGATGCAGCAGGATTTCCGTTTGCAGCCGTCAATCCTTTTGCGATGTCGGACACGCCGACGGTAGTTCTGTTATACACTGCGTTATATGCTGCCTTTTTCGGGTCGTTGACGATTCCCATTCCCTTTTTACCATAAAGGGGATTGACCGCCTTTTTGACCTGCCGTTTGACTTTTCCTGTTGTTCTTGCCTTGATGCTTTTCTTAATGTTTGGCTTTCTGACACCGTATTTCATGAACACACCTCCATTTCTATAAAATCAACATTCTGTAAACTTTCCTCAAGAGAGGAGGTGAGCAGAATGAAAATCCTTGTGTGGGAAGTGAGAACCTCAAAAGGGTTCACATTGATGGAGTTATCGAAGAAATCCGGAATCGGAAAATCTACGATAAACAACATCGAAAATGGTAAGGTGTCACCGACATTGTTTCAACTTGAAATGATAGCGATTGCATTAGGCGTGAACATCACCGACCTGTTTGAATCCGAATACAAATAATTGTACCATAATGCAGCGGGATTCCGGCAGCAGGAGGAACGATTTCCATGATTATGGAAATCAACCTCGATATTTCCACAATCATGGAAATATATGATACAATGCAATTCGGAAAGGGGGTGGTGTCTCCCTTGAATTACAAAGAGGCTATTGTCGAAATAGTCGGAAAGATACACAGCGAACGCATCCTCAAGAGGATATACAAATTCGTGTTGTATCTCTACACCCATGAGACTGGCAGTTGAAAGACTGTCAGTCTTTTTTTGATGCAAATAAATCTATGATTCTTTGAAATGCTGCGATGTCCTCGTCGCTTGCCTCAAGTAGTGCCTTGAAAAGATTCTTGCGGGCATCGTCCTCACCTACCATGATGCGGTCGATTCTTTCGATGAAATCGTCGTCGGTATCAACGAACATCTCACCGTCACCAGTAGTCAACCATATATAATCAACATTAAATTCACGGCAGATTGATTTGATAACCTGTTCAGTAACGGAGTTTTTTCCGTTTTCAATTTGACTGACAGAGTTCTTTTTCATTCCTATTTTCTCACCGAATTTTTCAAGGGTGAGACCGAGTGCTTTTCGTACTTCTCTGATTCGTTCGCCTTGTGTCATGTGAAATCACCTCCTCTATTTTCTAAAGCATAACACCGAAAGAGACAAAAATCAATAAAAAAGTTCTTTCAAAGAACAAAAAAGAGTTGACATTGTTCTTTCAAGGAATTATACTGTTCTTACAAAGAACACAGGAGGTACAAAACAATGATGAAATCTGAATTTGAAAACCTTGCAGGTAGAGCAGTAACAAACGAACAGTACAGAGCGATTGAAACATTATATATGAGTAGCAACCTTGAAAAAACGGAATTTGTAAAGAGCATCAGAACAATGCTCAAGAGCATCCCACAGCCGGAAAGGAAAAAAGACATCAAACGAATGGTCGTAAGAGACAAGAGCGGTTACAGAAAGACACCGAACGGATGCTATTGCCACATCAAATATGTTGAATTGGTAGACATTGACATCAAAACAGGGAAATACATCATCAAGCCACTTGAGGAAAAAGATTTTGAGAGACTGGCAAAAGACGGACACGATTTGAATTTAGACACATGGTTTGATTTCGATTATGAGGATTGCATCGACGAAAAGAAAAAGCCGATTGAACTGAATTATTAAAGCCGAAACGGGGCAGCAGTCGCCCCGTCAGTGTCCGGATGGCAACCGACACTCTGACGATGGCAAGCCGAAAGACATCGTTCAGCGATACCGTGGGAAACATGGCAGCGGTCGCACCTGCTAGAAAGTGCGTGGATGGTCAACAGGTTTTCGATGATTTTTAATGTGAAAAGCATCAACACGGTATACATTGCCGGAAAAGAGGTGGACGGGATGAAAAGACCGAGAGAACCACCGACAGGAGGAAACAGGATGGATATAGGACGAATATTGCCGACAGAGGCAGCAGCAATCCTCAATGTGTCACCGCAATTCGTGAGGGTAGCAATGCAGCAGGGAAAACTCCCGATAGGAACGGCGGTGCAGATGTCCTCAATTTGGACGTATCACATTTCGGAAAAACTGCTTGCAGATTATTCCGGAAAGAACATAGAAAAAGAGATTGAGAGAATCCGAGGAGGTGTTGAAAAATGACGAGAAACGAGAAAAAGGCAGTGATTGAGAGCATGGCAGAAAAATTCATGAATATTGACGACCTTGAGGGAAAGTCAATGACCATTATGGTGATGTCTGCGTATGCCGAGGGTAAGGCAGCAGGAAAAGCAGAGGAGCGTCGCAGATGGGAACAGAAAGAGGCGGTTGCAGCCGTTTAATGAAAACGCCCCGTCATAACGGCGGGGCAGTACATAGCAGGAGCATGAGAGCAAAGAAAAAGGACAACCATTGCAGTGGTCGTCCTTGTGATAAGAGCAGAGGAGGAAGATGCGACAAGAAAAGAGAACTTGCAGTTGCGACCGTATAAAAGACAACAGCAAAGGAGTGAGAAAATGAGATTTCATCATGCAGCACCAAAAGAAACAATGATGAAGATATACGCCGAGGGCGTTCTCAAAAAGTCGTGGGATGGCGTTGTCTATATGTGCAAAGACCCGATTGACGCTTGCAAGTTTCTTGTGATTAGAGGAATGAGACAAATGAGCGTCATTGAGTTGGAACTTGACGAAAAGGAGGTTGAGGAATCACACGACCATTCAGAGACATTTTTCAAATGCAAGGCATACATAAAACACGGAGACATTGTTCTCTCCGGAGACGAGAGAATATTCGACTATGATTTTGAGTAAAGAAAAAGGACATCCGTTGCGAGCAGATGTCCGGTGCAAGTCGTGTCAGACTTGAAATTCACTAGAAATATTATAGCAAATCTGACACAAAAAAGCAACTTGAAAAGAGACCGAAAAGGTCTATAAAATCAAGGGTTTTCGGAACTTTTATCGTCCTTGTAATAGATAATAACAAGTCTACGAAAACATAACAGGAGGATTGTGTCAGATGGCAAGAAAAAGAGGGATGCAATATATCCCGTATGATTATGAGGCAGCATATAACAAAGCGATGGAGGACATGCATGAGTGGTTCATTGAGAACCTGTTCCAACATCGAAAGAAAGTTATATATGCACTGAAAGAGATAACAGCAGGAGACCAGTTTGAAATTGAGATATATCCGCAGTTCCGGAGCATGGATGAAGTACCTCCGGAGGGGAGGACAATCAAGAAAGACAACAACAAGGCTCAAAAGAATCTGAATGACAAGAACGCACGGAAATATGTTGAGAGGCTAATCAATGAGAATTTCAGTGACCGTGATATTTGGATGACATTGACCTATGATGACGAGCATCTCCCGCCGGACGGGGATGTGGATGCAGCAATCAAGAATGTGCAAAAGTACATCCGACGCATCAACTATCAGAGGAAAAAGAGAGGTCTCCCGAATGCGAAATATGTCTATGTGACCGCATACAATCCGGATGCGGAAATCAGATGGCATCATCACATTGTCATGGATGGAGCGTTAGACATAGAGACGGTTGAATCCTGTTGGAAACAGTCAAGCAGGAATGAGGTTCGCCGATTGCAGACGGACGAAAACGGTCTGTCCGGTATGGCGAATTATATCGTCGAGGAAAAGAACCGTGTTCCGTCGGAAAAGAGATGGAACAGTTCACAGGGATTGAGAGACCCACGAATCAAGGTCGTTCATTCCAAACGTCCGGCAGCAGGAGGCAGTTATAAAAAAATAGGCTCATTCGTTGACAAGATGGTCAAGGATAGGGATTCCATTCCGGAGATATTGAAAAAGTGGTATCCGGACATGGATTTCACGAATGCAGCAGTGTACTACAACGATTTTAATTGCATGTTTTATATACATGCACGAATGCGGAAAAGGAGGTCGACAGGTGAAAAGACGAATAAGACGGATAAGACGGGCATTGAAAAGAGCAGGTTTATATAATGCATTTCACATCACATTGATTGCGGTATTACTGATAGGATTTTGCGTGATATTGTTCAATGTCAAAGAACCGGAGCAGCAGGAGGAAAAACCGGAGACGACGCAAGCGGAAGTGATACAGAATCCGGAAACAATGACACAGACGGCAGAGAGCATCGAGGACAAATACAAGGTGTTTGATACCATGTCCGAGGACTGGGGGAGTGATGACCTTGAGGGATTCGTGTTCTACGACCTGCCGGAGAAGTATGCAGACAAAGGCTATTTTCCGGAGAAAATGCAGATATACACAAGATCGCAGACGACATCAAGGACATCAAACGGGAATCAAGAGAGAACCGTGAGGAGATGAAACAGTTGAGAGAGCGTGTTGTCATTGTGGAACAGTCACTCAAGAGTTATCACAAGAGACTGGACGGAGAACAGCATTCCGACCGATAACAGGAGGGCAGGAAACAGGCAAGAATCAACCTCACAGAAAAGAGGCAATACATGAGAATGACAGAACAGGAACGACGCATCAGAATCCGGCATCTGAAAAGAATGTACCGGATAAGGGAGCGAAAAGAGAGACATGACAAAAAGGTGTCCGGTCTGTTCATGAAACGTGTTGTATTCACTTTGATTCTTGCAGCATTTATCTTTACAGTCGTGATGATATTTGTGTTTTTGCGGATGGGTTCAGAACCGTCGACACTGATTGAGAATGTATTCCGTTTTCTATCAGTCGAGGGCGGGGCGATGGCACTCATTAAGTCCGTGAAAACGGTCAAGGGAACAAAGTCAAACGGAGAAATACAACACAATGACGAACCGGAACAGGATGACGAGGAGGTACAAGGATGA